GTTAGTACTATTTGTGTGTTGTTCTTCGCCGTACTAAGTGGATAAGTAAAAGATCTCAGCAGCCACTACTGGAGAGATCTGGTGTGGTTAGAGGACGTGATATGAATGATGCTCGGTTACGCGGGACCGCTTCCCGAAGGGTCGTTGTCACCCTACCTGCGTTAACTACGATGCAGCGGGAGTGGTTGTTTTGTTTTGTTCCACTCACTAAAGTGTCGTGCCCGCTTTCTGAAAACCCTGTTTCCAAGCTAGGAACGCCTTATAATCGCCGTCATCGTCGTTGTCAAAACTGTTGCAACTACTTGAGCTACATGAATCTTCTTCAGTTTTGCTTTCTTCATTCTTTGGCAACGTCTTAAAACACGCTGCCATCATCTTCCCCCTCGTGGTGATATTGGTCACCCCCACACCTTGACCACCAACAATTTGCCGAACTTTTAGATAAATTCCAAGCAGTTTTGTCGCGGTCGTAAAATATGCCGAAGTGGTGGTCAGGACCTGATCAAAAGTGGCCCAACCACTACCGGCATTACCAATGCCTGATGTACCAGGTAAGTAATCAGTTGAAGTGAGAGGTGTAACATACGTGGCAGTGTTCCCTATAACGTCGGCCGCCACCGATATATATTGCCTAGCCGTCACTCCAAAATTGGTGTTCACTATACCGGAGTAAGTACCGATAGCGCGATTGGGATTAATTGCTAATACGTTGTCTCCCGTGGTTATTCCAATTGCCACACCGCCAATGGGAGCTTGAAGGGCTGCTGTGTCCGTAATAACATCGAACTCCACCTCGTAATCGCCAGGTTTGAGACCTATGCCCTTGTTAACCGAACCGACACCAAGGGACGGATTGACCAATGGAACGCGCGAGCCGGAATCACTGTTGAATATTGTGGCGGCTGCCGTTGAAAAATCATTGGTTAATACATCGGAATACAAATTTACCTTGGCTGCAAGGGACCCCATGGTTGGTGCAGGTGTGTACGTGTATGATACTTCGAAATCGCTAATTGATGATCCAGTAATAGTTTCATTCCTAAACTCTACATCAACGGTAACAGAGATTTTCCCCAAATCCCCGACAATAGTGAATCCCGTTTCAGCAATTAAAACAAAAGTACCGAGAGAGCTAAACCTCTGATCACTCCCACCAGCTCCACGGAGAAAAAACACCTCGTCAGCTTTCAGTTTCGGTCGTGTCACAGACATCTCGTAAAACACACGTTTGGCCATCTTCCCCTTGGCGGCCTCTGCCATCTGGATGGTTTGAATTCCAGGACCAAAGGATTGTGCATTATAAGCAATGTCAGGATCGGGGTCAATGAACATGATCAACATGCCTGGTGTATTTGTAGACTGATTAGGCTCATAGTCCACACGGACAGAATGTGCTTTAAATTCACCATACAACCCAGCAATTGTTCGCAACCAAGGACCAAAAGAATTGAAGTCAAGGGTTATAGAGGCTATCATCTGTCCAGCCACAAACGTGCCACCGGGTAATGTGCTCAGCATTTCAGTCTTCTTTTCCCTACGTGATTCCTTGTTACGAAATTCTTCATTCTTGAGTTTTTGGAAAAATTGAGTGTTTTGAGTTAGAACACGTGAACCTCCACTATTACTGTGTTTTGGTTGAGCATGTCCCTTCTTCTTATGTGATTTGGATTTAATCTCAATGACTTTGCCCTTCAACTTCTTCTTGGTAGATGTTTTGTGCTGTTTTTCCTTTTTGTGAGAGGGTGCCTTCATGGTCTTGGCTATGCTGGACATGTTTCCATTTTTTGAATGTTGATTGCGATTACGTATTTTATGAGAAATAGACCAGGAATATTCAGATTTAATTTTAACACAGTTTTCATCGTAATACTTTGAGGAAACAACTCCATGCTCAACACTGGGGTAGTAAAATGGTTTGCCGTTGGTGTCCCGATCCATCGCTAGTGTTGCCAACGGTGATTTGATGTCTTCACCCAGCTTGGTGGTGCTTAACGATCGCTCAAAGAGCCCTTGACGCTCAGTGTCCCAATCGTAGACCTCACATAAATCAGCCCACGTGCCGGTGTCGGGTTCCCGTGCTCTGTAGTCCATTTTCCAATCTTCATTTCTTGAAAAATAAGGTTCTCTGCCTTCAGTGATTTTGATTAAGTGAGCTAGATAAGCCCGTAGTGGTGGTATCACGTAACAAGCGGCCCACAGTCCTAATGCTGTCCCACGAACCAAGCTGGCCCTGTCGATGTTAAGAGGCGGATTGATGAAGTAACCAAGTTTTGCAATAACGCGACCAAATTTCGGTGCAAACGTCCACCCACCGACACAACGAACCAGCCGATTGGAGCAAAATTCAGCATCGCCCATATTGTAATACCATAAAGCCTCGGCATCAAACCCAAGAGCTGCAAAAACGCCTTTGAAATCAACCACCCCACCGAGTATTTTGCATAATGAGTCATCACCTTGAAACAAACCTGTAATTAACAATTTGGCCTTAGAAACGGGGATATTATGGCATACACAAATGCTAAACAAATGGAGTACGATGTTCCAAATGGTATTCCAAATCGACGTGTAATCCACACCTGACTGTCTAATTGGTGCTCCTTTATACTTGGCGCCATGGCGTGTTGTTCCATTGTTTTTTATTGATGCATTCATGAGGTCCACCGTGGCAATGGGTGCTCTCAGTTTGCGCATGGTCCAGACCTCGAGCTCAAGGAAAATTTTACCAAGGCTGGCATCGAACATACCGATG